GCGCCCTGGCTGTCCAGAACGGCGCGATTGAGACCGACCGATACGGGCCGCTCGAATGGCAGGCCCGGCGGCAGATCGCATCCGGCGACGAGCGTCTAGTCGCCATCGGGACCAAGCGCCTCGTTGCGGTGGAAGAGGTGCGCGCGATGAAGGAGGCCGAGTGATGCGCGAGTGCTGGGTGAATGTGTACGCCTCGGCTACCGAAGCATTCTGCGGAGGACCGCACGAAACCAGGGGGGCGGCAGAAGCGACGGCGTTTTTAGTACCGAACGTAGTCTACCACCTGCACGTCCGGCTCAAGCCGGAGTGGCGGGAGATGTCGCCTCCGGGTCTCTGGCGCGGTTTGGTGGCCCGCTGATGGTGGCCGTGTTCAAAGCCGGCCGGCCGCCATCCAAGCCCAAGCGAGACCCGCACGCCGCGATCCGGCAACGGCTCGGGCTCGCCAAGAACCGCCGCCAGCCGGTGACGCTCGCCGGTTCGGTGCAGGACAGCCTGGGCGAGGCGCGCCACAACACGACGCGCGTTGAGTGGGCGACTAGACGGCAGCAGGACTGAGGGTGGACTGGCTCGATCCCCGCACCCTGCCGGCCGTAGACGACGCCGATCCGTCCTGGCTCTCGCTTTCCGACCGGATCGACTGCGGGTGCTGGCTCGACCGCGCGGATTACGAATGGGCGCGGTCGATCGGCGAAGGCCGCTACCGTGGGTTGTGGTATCACACCTACGGTAGCGGCGACATGATCGACGGTCTCATGCAGAGGCCGAACCTGATCTACGCTCGCAAGCAAGTCAGCGGGCGCATGCTGAACCTGCACCGGGAGGTGGCGCGGCGAGCCTACGGGCCGCCGTGGCTGCTGAACATGGTGGTGGATCACAAGAACGGCGATACGCTCGACAACAGGCGCGCGAACCTACAGTGGGTGACGCGCTCGTATAACGCGATCAACATAGCCGGGTCTTACTTGCGAGAACGGTTGATTAGAGAAGTGGAGACGAGGTTATGAGCGAAGAATGGAAGACACGCGCCGTCGCTGAGATGAACGAGCTGGGCGAACGGTGCGAGGCGTTGCGCAAGACGTTGGTCAAGGGCCTCCCGCTCGGAGATCAGGTCACGGCGCTGTTGCAGGCGCAGTATCGTGGCATGGTCGCGTACTATGACGCGCTCGTGGCTCGGATGCGGCTGTGCGGCGTGGTCGATGTCGAGACGCCGCCGCTGGTGCGGGACGAGGCCGCCCCGGTCACGGCCAAGCAATGGGACGCCGCGCGCGGCGAGCCAGCCGCCGTCGAGGTCACGGTCACGGCACCTGCCGGCAAGCGAGCAGAGGTCTGCCACGCCGTGGGCGACAAGAAGACCATGTTCGCGGTCACGCCTGGGCAATCGCAAACGTGGTCGGTCATGCGTGGAGAATGGATCGGCGTCGCTGCCTCCGACACCTCGACGGTTGCGCACAAGCGCGACGACAGCTAGACACGCCTCGCCGTTTCCTCCCGAAGCGACCCACTGGCCCGCCGGTTGCCCTGTTCTCCAAGGGCCGGCGGGCCTCTTGCGTTCCGACCCACGCCGCGCCACACTCGCGCCGTTGGGACACGAGGACGAACGATGACAGTTCACAAGATGGCTGACGGCTGCTGCTCGGCCGTAACGCCCTGCTCATGGCAGCGCACGAACCCCAGCACGATCTGCGACACATGCCGGTCGGCCTCGCCGTCTGTGGCCGCTTGGCTGGCGAAACAGCGGGAAGATTGCGTCGATGGGCTTAAGTCCGCGGCAAAATCTCATGAATTACTGGCGTACCTGCGCGGCCAGCGAGACGCGTACGGATCCGCCCACGCCTACGCCGTCGCCCGGCCGGGTCGCGCGGCCCATCCAAAACCGTTCGGCGGCGCAGCGCGCCTTCCGATGGTTCCTGACATCGCGGATGCGGACCTGGCGTACCTTGCCGGCCTCGCGATCTCGTCCAAGGACGCGACGCTCGCCCGCATCGCCGCCGCGCTGCTGCTCGCTCGATAGGTGCCGCCATGACGAACCCCACCACGGACCTGGCCGCACGCTTCGAGGCCAAGAGCGACTTGGCGTCCGCCATCGCTGCCGAGATCATGGGCCTGAAGTGGACGCGACCACTCTATGGCCCGGACGACGAGGCGACCGAGGCGGAGACGGACCGCCGGCACGGCTCCATCCAGGAAGCCGTCGAGAAGGTCATCGCCGAAGCCCGCGACATGGCCCGCGCAGGTGCCGCCGGGGGAGCGGCTGCACTGCAGTCTGTAACCGCGTGGCTGGCGGAACAGGAAAGGGCCGCGCGAGGAAGGGCCGATGACTGTAGGCCATCCTCCGATCAAGAGCACTGGCACCGCGCCCAGGCCGCGGCATACGAGGCGGCACACGCCTATGCTGCCGTGAGGCCGGCGCTCGCCGCCGCTCCGCCCCCTACCGCCCAGCAAGGGGAGAAGCAACGGCGCGACGAAGACGGCTTCGTCTGCGAGTACGACCCGGGCTGCAAGCCGGAGACCGACACCTACACGATCTGCTGGGATGGCGGCGCGCGCTGGCTCATCGTGGACCGTCACGGCCTGATCACCGCAGGCCAGTCCCCTGCTGACGATCGCCCGGTTCAGCAGACGACATGGCAAGCTCTCATGTCACCCCCTCCCGCCCAGCAAGGATCCTCGTCCCCTCCACTCACCGCAGAGCGGGTGGATCTGGGGGAACTGACTGAGAAGATCGCGCAGGTTATCTACCAGGCCCATCCCGACATCAGCTTTTCTGGCGATGGGGCTCATGTCGTAAAATGGCATCAAGCGGTCGAGGTCCGTCGCGTGCGGTCACGTAAGGCTGCTGCACGCATCATTGCCATCGTCCCCGCATCTCTCCCAGTAGGAACGGGATCGGCCGATGAATAGCCTGCCGCGCCTCGCCGCGCGCCCAGGCGGCGTGACAATCGCGGATGTGATGCGTATTCGCGTCTGCACCATGCGGGAGGCAATCCCGCTTCTCAAAGCTGCCGAGGCCAAGGGCCTAGTCGCCAGGATCGGTGGGCAGCCTGGCACAGCGTTCCGATGGGTGACACCGTGAAAGCAACCGAAGGCAACGGCGGCGCGCCGATCGTGCTGCACCGAGACATACGGCACGCGCCAGACTACCCGCGCGGGCTGGTCTACCCCAAGACGGCACGGCCGCTCCCCGGCGCGGATCGGCTCACGTTCGATCTTGTGGTGCCGGGCGCGCGCATCACGTACCATGACGTGCAGGTGATTTCGGACGGGGCGCACACGGCCGTGCAATGCTTCGTCGGCCCGCACGATGTCGTGACGTGGGAATGGTTATGAGGACGGTTAAGCAGCGCGCGGGCGACCCGCTCAACGGGATCGAAGACGAGGAATTTCTCGTCGTCCAGATGGCGGATCTGAACCACCGACAACGCCTGTTCGTGCATGCCTACATGCGCTCGATGTCCGGCACCAAGGCGTATCTGGAGGCCGGATACCTCAAGGGCCGCAATCCGTCGAGCGCCCCGCAGGGCGCGCAAACGCTGCTGAACAAGCCCAAGGTGCGCGAGGTCATCAACGCGCTGCTGGCGGCCCGGATGCGCCGCATCCAGGCAACGCCCGAGCGCATCGAGCAGGAGCTTGCCAAGGTCGCGTTCGCCAGCATCGGCCGTTTCGTGGTGGTGCAGGAAGACGGATCGGCGTTTCTTGATTTCTCGAAGGCCGACGAGGCGGACCTTGCCGGCCTGAAGAAGTTCAAGTGCGAAATCCAGTACCGACCGGGCGACGATCGCGACGAGCCGAAACAGGTGCTCAAGACGGAAGTGGAGGTCGGCGACAAGCTGGCCGCGCTCATGGGGCTCGCGCGCATCCACAAGATGATCGGTGGCGACGAGGGCGTGTCGGCGCTGGTGGACATCGCCCAAGCGATCCGCGACGGGCGCAAGCGTGCGGGGCTGAAATGACGTGGGAAGAAGCCGACAAAAAGTGGGCCGAAGACGCGGCCGAGAATGACTGGCGCGTGAGCCATATCAAGGCCGCGTGGCCGTGGCGACTGCCGGGCGTCCGGTTCGTCCGGTACATGTGGCACGCGTGGCGCGCGAGCGAAGCGGCACACCGATGGGCCAGTGCGGGCCTGGGGTTCGGCGGCGTCGCGCCGTATGACCGGTGGGTGCTCTACGCGATCCGCCGGGGGTGGGCATGATCGAGGCGGTTCTAGTCCCGGTCTGCGGACTGTCGCTGGTGGCGGTGCTGCTGGTGTGTGTGGGTTGGTATCAGGATTGGGTGAGGCGATGATTGCGACCCGAGGCGTAACCGTTTTGGCGATCTCCTTAGACGCCAACCCGCCCGCCGTGCTCGTGCAAGGCCCGGACGGGCAGTACCAGATCTGCGCCGTCAAGAAGTGGTTCGCCAACGGCGACCCGCCGCGCGAGGTGACATCGCACCTGACCGCCGACATCGCGACGATTGAGGTCCTGGGCGAGGACGTGGACGGGTACGCCGGCATGGCTCGGTACGACATCCGCCTCGAAGGCATCGGCGAACCGCTTCAGCGCAACGCTGACGGCTCGTTCGGCGCTGCCGCTGGCCGCAGGCTTGCAGAGCGGCTACAGAGCAATCCTGCGCGCCTGCCGGCGGCGTTCGACGTGGAGGGTATGTCATGAGGGTTCGGGCTTGGTTGCTGGCGCTCGGCGCGGGTCTGGCGCTGTCGTCAGGGGTCTACGGGCAGGCTCGCCCACCGTCGCAGCGCACCGGCCCCATTACGATCTACGGTGACGGCTCGACCGGCCCGGCCGACACATTCAGCATCAAGCCGATTGTGCGCGGCGCGACGTACTATCTGAACGAGCTGCTACGCCGGCAGATCCACGCGCTCGACTTCTGCACAGCGGAGGAGCGGGGCGACATCTCGTCTTACACCGGGGCGCTTGACGCCCGGCAGTGCCTTCAGACGGCGATCGACACGGCGCGAGACCGCGGCAAGGCCCTGTGGGTGGACGCCGGGTTCTGGAACCTCAAGGGCCGCGTGACGGTCTCGGGCATGGGCCAGACGATCCGCGGAGAGGGCTGGGGCGAGCTGCCGAACTTCACCCCTGCCGGCGTGCCGATCCGGACCACCAAGGGCACGATCATCAACTTCGACTACCTCGCGCTGACGGACCCGTACGGGATCTATCTGACAGCCTCGAACCCGGTGATCCGGGATATCGAGCTGCGGCAGACGCAGCCGAACCCTGGGCCGGGCTGGACCCCGAACGTTGGTCCGTGGGGCGTCTACGCGTATGCCGACCCTCTCGCGGATGCGGGGGCGCACCGCATGACGGTAGATAACGTCATGCTGCGGAACCTGTACGACGGCATCAACACCGGCATCACGCGGGGCGGCACGTTTTCGGATGTGTTCGGCCAGCCGTTCCACCGCGGCATTCGCGTGGAAAGCAACGTTGACGAACCGCATTTCCGCAACATCCACCTCGGCTGGACCTACTGGACTGGGCAAGCCGACGCGTTGGCATGGGAGCACGCGAACCTCGTCGCGCTCGACTTTCTTCGCGTCGATAACCCAAAGCTCACCAGCGTATTCACTTTCAATGCGAACGTCGGATTGCGCTGTTCCCAGCGTACCGACAGCTATAACCCCGGAAACTGCAATCGATTGAGCGCGGCAAACCTTGAGTTTGATGCCGTCGTTACCGGCATGGATCTTCAGGACGGCGCGGTCGTGTCGGTGGCGAACTATGGGTGCTATGCGGATAGCGCCGTTGCCGGGTCTACCTGCCTGAATAACCGCCAGGTTGTGGCAACGGACTTTTTCCAGGGTTCGTCCATCGAGATCAGCGGCGCGGACCTTCAAGGTGCGAGCGGCCCGGCGATGCAGTTTGGCTTCTCGCCGCTGTACAGCCCGCCCACGCACCAGCTTAGCAACGTGCGTATCCGCTCGTTCGACCAGGCGAATGCCGGCAACTCAGCAATCACGGCCGCCGCCCGCGTGACCGTCCAGAAGGGGAACCTCGTCGTAGACGGCACCACCGACCCGTCGCGCATCTTCGGCGGCGCGGGGCGTCTCATCATCCCCGGCAACGGGCTGATCGACGGTGCCGGCTATACCGAGATGACCAATGGCATGATCCTGCAATGGGGCAAGGTCGTTCCCACCGGCGGCACGGCAACGGTCACGTTCCCGCGCGCATGCTCGGTCCCGGCGTACAGCGTCACGGCCGTGCCGGAGTTCACCGCGACAGCATCGGCATTGGAAGCCGTGTCTGTCTCGAACGTCTCGGCGACCGGCTTCTTAGCTTATAACCGCTACAGCAACGGGTCGGCGATCTTCACGACGAACGAAGCCATCTTCTGGCAAGCGGTCTGCAAGCAGTAAGAAAGACCAGAGCGGATGTTGTCGAATTTTGAAAACTTTGATGCCGACCGCGAGTTGGCCGGCATCATGGCGGATCTGTTCGACAACCCGCTCGGGTTCGTGCTGTTCAATTACCATTGGGGCGAAGGCGATCTAGAGCACCACCACGGGCCGGACCTGTGGCAGATCGACTTCCTCGAAGCGTGGGGCAAGGACATCCGGGCGCGGGGCTTCGACGGCTCCGCGTCTGTCCTGCCGATGCGGTACACGACGCGCGCCGGGCACGGCGTGGGCAAGTCCGGCCTCGTCGCCTGGATCGTGGCGTT